CCTGCAGGTAAAGAAGCGTCTACGTCTAATTGACGCATGATTCCTGAAAACTCACCAGCAGAAGCGTTGTTACCATCCCATATAACTAATTCCATTTGTTGAGCAACTTTCTCAGCAGCGTGTGCGATTAAGAAGTCAGCAAAAGACTTAGGCAATACGTCAAACGCAGAATATCCCATTTGGATAGCGTCCCAATCTGAACGGAAGTCAGACTTACATAATTGTAGGTTAACTTGGAAATACTCAGGTTGAAGAACTCGCTCTGTTAAAGTCAAAGTCGAAGTTGGGTCAAAATCACAAGTAGCGTTTTTAACGATTCCGTCAGTAGCTACTCTTTTGATAACTTGCTTGTACTTAACGTTAGGCATGATAGTAATTCCGCCTTTTTCTAATGTTGGAGACGACAATAAAGCCGCCGCAATATACTTACCTGCGAATTCACCAGCGTAAGTAGTTGTAATTGAAGTTGTTGTTGGCATTTGTTTTTTATTTAAATATTAATAATTACTTGTTTAGTTTTTCTAAGATTGAATCCATAATTGAACGCTCTCTTTTAGACGCGATTCTTACAGTCTCAACTTTGTTTTCGTTTTCAGGGTTGAAAGAAATTGGTTTAACTTCCTCATCAGATGAAAGTGTTACTTCTTCTTTAACCTCTTTTAATTTGCTTAATTCAGCTTTTAAAGTTTCGTTTTCTTCTTTTAGTTTTTCTATTTCAGAAAAGAACGTTTCTTTAACTACTGATTCGATAGTTTTCTTAGCAGTTGGTTTTTCAGTTTCCATTTCTTCTTTTTTCTCGGTTTCAATTTCTACTTCAACCTCAGGCTCTTCCATTTCTTTTTCTTTAACCTCAGAAATAAGACCTTCTTCTACGACGATTAACATACGTCCATTTTCGAACTCATACTCACCTACTGGCAAAGGAATTTTTTGTTCATCTTCTGTTACGATAAAAACTTCGTTTCCTGCTTCGAATGAGTCAGCTTCTAAGATAGTTACTCCGTCAGCTAATTTCATTTGCTCAAGTTTTACTTCCATTCCGAGTAAAGTTTTGATTTGGTTTATTAGGCTATTTTTCATTTTTGTTTATTTAAGTTGTTTTTCTATTGCGGAATAATACGAATCACTTATAAATGTTTTTGCATCCCACATTTTTTTAAAATTTGGAATATCATTCATGGCAATTCCTAATTCTCGAGCTTTTTTATCATAATCAGCATATAATAAATCACCCTCTTTATTTACTTTATCGTAAGTTTTTTTTAATAAATCTTTTGCTTTAATAACTTGTTGAAGTAAATTTTCATATTCAGTAATTTTATTTCCAACAGTTGTAGTTAATTTTTTATAATAATCATCTATTGCAGTTGCTAATTCAACCTCATGCGAAGCTAATTGAGTTTCTTCTTTAAACAACTTTCCGTAAACTGTTTTTAGTGTATTCATAACTTATTAACTTTTGAATTTATACTTGTTCCTTTTTTATCCGTTTTGACGAACGATAGTTCTTACTCCGTTGTTATCGGTTATATTTACTACGTCTGTTCCTGTGCCTGTAGTTTTACCGACTCCTTGAGCTTCTAAACTTCCATCGCAACATTCTTTTCGGTATTTTCCGTCTTTACATAGACAACCTCTTTTGCCACCTCGTGGGCTTACTTTACTTAATGTTCTTTCTGCCATTGTTATTTGTTTTAAAAATTAGCTACTAAATTCCAAGCCGATTGTATTTTATCTCTTGTATCTTCTAATTGTTTTCTTGAGTTTAAATATTCTTTGTATGCAGGTATAGTTGCAACATCAATTCCTAATTCTTTGCTTAGTTTTTTTATAGCATCAAATTGATTATTTAACTTTCCTATTGTATCAGCAGATAATTTTTTATTTGCTTCGTATCTCTTTTCAATATCAGATTTTTGTTTTAAAGCACTTTCAAAAACTGTTTTTAATTTATTTGCATCAGCATATAATTCGTTTATTGAATTTAATACGTTTGGAAGGTTTTTATTAATCTCTGCTTTTAAGTCATCAACTAATCCTAATTCTACTTCATGCTGTGCTAACTTAACCTCGTTAGCGTTTGATTCCATCTTTGAAATCATTTTTAAAATGTTATTCATTGTTTTCATATTTATTTATTAAGTCTTTTAATTTTTCAATTATTTCTTGTTCTTCGGTTTCTTGTAAACTCATTTCATATTTATCTACAAAATAACCTTCAATGCTGAATCCTTTTACCTCACCTGCTTTTACCTTATTCCAAATCTCGTCGTTATTTACTTTCATGGAAATCATCCAAGTTCCTTTTGGTAAATTGAAGTTATATAATCGGCTTTTATCCGTCTTTTCGTCCTCTATAATCCAACTCTCAACAACACTCATTCCGTCTAACATTTTCTTTTCATGTTCTAACGTTGCGTTGTTTTGGTTTGCTCTCATTAAAAATAACTCCGAAGCTTTGCGTACCGTTTCCTCACTAAAATAAATATAGAACTCTTTGTCTCCGTTTTTGCGGTAAATCTGTTTGTTAGGAATTAAAGCCGCACCCATTAAGATACGCTTCTCACCATCAACTTCTTTAAGTTCTACTTCGTGTTTTTTTAAGGCTACAAAGTTTTCTTCTATTGCTGGACTTTCAACAACTGAAACCGCATTGATACCGCTTTCGATTTTATTCTCATCAATAAGCAGTTCTATAATTTCCATCTTTGCCATAACTATCTAACTTATAATGTTGCGTTTTGTAACCTATTTCTATCTAAACTTTGAGCCGAAGTAACCTCACCACTAACTACATACGCCTTAGTAGGTTGTTGCTGTAACGTTGCTAATTGATTTATTCCGCTTGTTCCAATTGTGTTAAATTGAGGTGCAGCCATTTGTGGACCACCACCACCTGAACCAGCAGATGAACCACCACCACCGCCTGAAGAACCACCGCCTTCAAACTTTTGAGAAGCAATTTTAGCTACGTTCGATAATCCTGCTGCTACGGCAACACCTGCGGCAATAGCACCACGAACTGGAGAAGTTGGGTCTGGCGGAACAAATTGCGAAGCATAGGCACTCGTAGCACTTTGATAAGTTGATATAACAGCACTTGCTAATTGAGCAGCCTTGTTAACTTGAAATGCACGTTTAGCAGCTTTCTCATTTTTCTTACCAAATAATTCTGTTAAATTAGAAATTGTACTTAAACTTGATAAAGCCATTTCAATCGCAAAATCTCTATTTTTCTTTCTGCGTTCGGCTTCTTTTTGTTCGTAAGTTGCATTTATTTTATCTATTTCTGCATTCTTTGCTTCTTCGATAATTGCCATTTGTTCGGCATTACCTTGCGCTGCCGTTTCTAACGCAAAATATTTATCATTTACAGCTTGTATTTCTCTTTGTTGTTCAGTTAAACTATTTTGAAAGTTTAATTCTTGTATTTGTTCTATTTGGTCTAAATATGCGTTTTCTTGTTCAATTCTTAATTTATCAGCTTCCGCCTTTGCGGCATTTTGTTTTGCATAATATTCTTCATCTAAAGCATCAAGTTCATTATTTAGATTTTCTCTAATCAATTTAATTAATTCAGCTTTTTGCTTTTCATCAGCAGTTGTTTTTTCTACTTCTTTAATTCGTTCTTCAGCAGCCGCAATAGCCAACATTTGAGCCTTTGCATTCTCATCTTCTACAAGTTTTAGCTTTTCATCTTGAATTTGTTTTTCTAAATCAATTATTTCTTTTCCTTGTTTCTTAGAATCATTGATAACTTTTTCGTGCGCTTGTTTGTCAATTTGTTGAATTGCTAAAACATAACCAGCCTGTGTGTTTTTTAATTCTACTAATTTGTCTTCAGCAGTTTTAATAGACGCTAACCCTTCTTCAATGCTATCGCCTAACATAAACATATCAATTTGCTTTTTACCTGCTTTTTCTAAAGTTTCGAACCATTTAGATAGTCCAGTATCTTGACCTGCAAACTTGGCTATTTTATCAACAGTCTCTAATATTCTTTTTATTGGCGCATTTAAGAAATCTAAAATACCAACTAAAATATCTCTATTTCTTTTCGCTGTTTCAAATTGAGCTTTAGCAGTTGCTTTTGCATTTGTTAAATTAGTTTCTGCAATTTTAATAGCGGTATCTAATTCCGTTATTTTGTATTGTAGTATTTGCCTTTCAGTTTTACCCTGAAGCTTTAAAATGTTATCTTGTTTATTTAATGCGTCTACTTTAGCTTCAGCTGCTATTAAATCTTTTTGAGTTCTTTCATTTAACGCTTTTTGTTCAGCGCTTACACCACTTACAGCCTCTTTAATTTCGTCCCAATAAGCGACTACAGTACCTAACGCAACTAAAAATATTCCTATACCAGTTGCCGCTAATCCAGTTCTAATCCCTTTTAATGCAGTTGCAGCTACCGTTCCTAATTGTTTAAAAGAATCTTTAGCTTCCATTAAACCCTGAACACCTTGAGAAACAGCCATAGCAGATTGAACCTTAAGTAAAGTTTCTTGTACTGCCTCACCTTCAACACCAACAAGCCCTAAAGCACCTTCAAACGCTTGAAAACCATCTAAAACACCGCCAATAGAACGTGTCAACGCACTGAATTTAGCATCAGGGTTAAATGAATCTACTAAATCTTTTGAGAATCCGATTTGGTCTTTTAATTCCGCAGCAGCTTTTGCGGCTTTTACAGCTTGTTCAGATGTTTCGCCGTATTGAGCGGAAACTTTTTGTAATTCCTGAACAGCCTCTTTATATTGTTGTTTGAGTGTTTGACTATTGTCTTGTATTTCTAACTCAATCGTTCTTTTTTCTGCCATTGTACTTTCGTTTCTGCTGTTTATAAATCTTTTTTAGGTTCGAAGTGTATTCGTGTTTTCCTTTAGCTATGTCGACAATCTCACTTACATTAAAGAAATCATCGGTTTTTAAAAGTTCTAATATCTGTAATATCATTCTTGAGCTATTATTATTGTTGTATATCCAATTGAGCCATTAGCATACGTATAAGTAACGTCTAATTCTATTACTTGTACCGAGCTTTCTTCCGTAATTAAATTTAACCCAGTTTCTGTAACTATTGGGTCCGTGTTTTCGGCTGTTATATTGCTTGTAGTGTTAGCATTCGCAGGAATACAAACTTCTACTAACTGATTTTCTGTAATTGTGCTTGGAGTAATTGTAACGCCAACAGTACTTGAAGTAATCGTTGCACTAACTACGCCATTTGGAAAAGGTATATTAACATCTAAACATTGAGCGTTAGGGTCAGGAGTAATTGGGTCTTGAGCAATTAAAGGTCTGAAGTCTAAATATAAACTGAAATTTACCTCACCAGTTGTTAGGTTGCTTTTCATTTCGTTTATAATATATCTTTTATCTCGTATAATAATCCTATCGTTCAATCTAAGCTCTGTTAAAAGGCTAATTGGTAGTATCGTCTTAACTGTTACTAAACGTTGCTTTAAATCAAATAAATTACTTAGGTAAGGAAAATAATAAGTTGCGTATAATCCGTTGTTTATAGTTTCTAAATGAATTATTGAATTATCAGCACCGAAGTTTAAACTATATTTCGTGTTTTGGTAACTTAAATCTTGTCCGAATAAAGCGTAAGTGTCAATATTTTGATGCGTAGTTCCATCGTAGAATCTTATATCATGCGGCAAAGATTGACTGACCCCATAAAAATAAAACAAACAAGGCTTTGGGGTGTATGCTTGATAATTTTCATTAAGTGCATATCCTAATATCGCATAATTAGCCCCATCTGTTGAACGTGCAAATAACAAATTTTCAAATGGGCTTTCTATTACATACTCACTTCCATCGTAATCGAATTTATATTCTAAACTTCCGTATTGTTGATTATAAGTCCTAAAGTAATTTTTGTTTACAAACGATTCGCTTTCTTGATATTTAAAGTTTATTTTCTTAAATAGCTTAACGCGTTCAATATCTATTGAGTCTAAGTCCGTGTATTCGGTTATATCTACAATAGCTCCTTGACTATACCATAAATCTAAAGGCAAAACTTGATAAACGTTTTCTTCTACGCCTACGCAAGTCATATTGAAATCTAATAAAACACCACGTAAAAAGTCCTCAACTTTCATATCAGGAACAACGTTATTTAAATTCACGTTTCCTGTTAGTGCTGTTTGAACTGTACTTATTTGCGCTATGTTACTTAATCCTTGGTTGCTTGTTATTTGATAAATAATATTTAAATCAACATTCATAGGCGCTGTTGCTCTTAACTTAAATGTTAATTTAGTATCTAAACCAATAGTATTTTGAAAAGATATGTTTCCGAAATTGCCAGTAGTATCTCCAGTTATTGTTTGGTTGTAGTTCCCATCTTGGAAAACATCAATATAAAAAGTTCCTGCTGCCGATAAATTTAAAACCTCAAAATACACTGTATGAGTTTGAGTTGGTATCGGTGCGTATTTTATATTAATATAATCTTCGTAAATATTTACATATTCAAGTAAAGAAGGGTCAGGAATATCAGGGTCTGCAATAACAGTTGCTATAATTTGGTCTATTACAATATCTGATTGTTCACTTACCCATTCATAAGCATTCGTGTTTTTGCCCCATAAAAATAACCTTCTAAATCTTTGGTCATTAAAAAAAGAACTCTGAAACGTTATACCGTATTTATCCTCAATAGCTTCAAATATCTTACTTACTTTAATTGCAGGAAAAAGCTCATCGTATTGTATAGCGTGTGCGTTTTGTGTTATATCCTGCGTCCCGTGATGATATTCCCATAACCGAGTATTAGCAATTAACGGATATCGAACATCGTAATCTGTTGCCGTGTCAGTTATTCTATTATAAATATTAGTTCCAGTAAAAGCAAATTCTAAACTACTAAAATCTAAGTCTTTTAATTTATCCTCTCCGAACTTATCTTTTAATGCAAGTATATCGCCATAAAAAGTAATAGTGTAACTTTCTACTTGTCCGTTTTTTAGGTTAGTTTTTTCCAGTTGTATTTTACCACGTCTAAAAAAAGTAAGGTCTATTTCTATAAATGCTGAACGCCGTATATTAGGGTCTATTGTTGGGTTTACGTCCGATTGATAAAAGTGTTCAAATATCTCGTTGTTATGAGGCGTAGCAGGAACGGTAAAGCTTTGCGAAAAGTCAGTGAATACTTTTGATATATCCGAAATGTTTTGAACGCTTGAAGTAACGTTTATTTGTTCATCGTTGAATAGTTCTAATTGAACACCCTCTATAAATATTCCTACTACTCGATTCATATTACATTGTTAATTGCATTGTAAGCAAATTCAAACTCCATTTGATAGTTAATCATTTTCGTGTTTATGCTTTTGAATAACTCCGTGTTTTGCGTGTTTAGTTTTACTGGCAAAGAGTTTAATAATATCCTTTCACTCAACATTAACTGCTTAACAATTTCTTTGAAGTCTTCACGCACCCAATCAGTATTTACTTTAATTGTTTTTTTTCCGTTTACGTTAAATGACTTTCTTTGACCTACTAAAGTATCGTAATTAGGAAAAGCTCCTTGCATTAAATTATAATCCGTCTTTTCAATGCTTAACGTGTCATTTGAAGCACCGAAGAACCAAGTTCTTTGCCAACCTCCATATTTATTTACAAAGTCGCATACAATCGGGGTATACTTACAGTTTAAATAAGGCTCAAAATAACCAGTATATAAAACAACGCCTGATAAAACATAAAATATTTCTAACTTGTTTCCGTCTGCATAATAAGATTGATGAACTTTACGAACATCAATTACCGAACTATTGCTTATTGCTTGTTCTTGAGTAGCTCCTGAATTTAGATTAGTCCATCTTGCTCTTACTGCTGTTGAAGTTGTAGCTACAGTTATAAAATTACTTCTATAATCCGTGTTTGTGCTTGGGTCTTCGTTAGCGTCGTAAGCATAAAAGAAAGTCCCTTCATCGTGTAAAATATCGTAGCTTAAAGTTGGGTTATAACCTTGCTCATAATAACCGAACCCATCAAATGCTTTGTAGCTTGTAGTGTCTAATAAAGTATAAACACCTGTATCTAATTTATAACGTTTTACTTGTACGTTACACCATTGAGCCGTTGGAGTAGTTGTATTATTATTCCAGTTAGTTTGACGTTCATCAAAATTTAGGTATTCACGAATGTAAGGCGAAATATTATAATACGTGTTTACGTTGTTTGAAGCAGGAATTAATTTGCTAAGTGTATATTGAGGGTCTGTTGGAGCTGAGCCAGTGCCATTCCAAATTCTTAACTCTACCTTTGAACCTTCTTGACCGCTTTCGGCTATTGTTACTATAAAAGGTGAACGTGCAAAAATACTCATTTTATATTTTTTAAGTTTTGATTTAATATTGAATTTAAAAGCGTTTCAGCGTCTAATCCGTATTTATCTATTAAGACATCAGGAAGTTTTTTAAATGCTTTCTCAAATGGCTTAGTAAAGAATAAAGAAGGTTTAATTCCGTATTTAAATATGCTTTTAGCTATTGCAAATTGTAATCCTTTTCTTGACTGAAATTTACCTGCTACATTTCGAGGTGCTATTCCTTTACGAACTATCCATTTATCCAATTTACTTGGAGGCGGCATTTTAGATTTATAGCTGTATTCTGTATTGTATTTTTTGAACTTACCTGAAACCCCTTTATCTTGAAAGTTTCCGTAATCCTCCATGTCAAAGTAAATACCTATTGAGTTTGGAAATTCTTTAACTTCGCCTTGTATTGAGTTGGCTAATTTACCAGACGAGTTTTTATTTAGGCGTTTAAGTTCGGCTTTTGCTTCCTTAACAACCTCATCTCTGAATTTCTCTAAAGCTTTTAATACTTCACTCATTAGCAAATTGTCATTGAGTTAGGCACTAAGATATCTAAGGTCATTGTCCAGCCTGCCAAATAATTTTCGAAGCGTTCTGCAAATGGCTCTATTGTTGCGTTACCGTCAACCATAAAATTATCGCTAAACAAGTCACCACGTCTTAAACTTTCGTAAAGTCTATTTTGAACTGCAAACATTGTATTTAAAACGTCTTGTTCGTTGTTATCTCCTATAAATATATTCGTGTTTTCGTTCTTTGAAATGTCAACTATATCCATACATAAAATAGATACGTTAAAACGAATTACATTATTTTCAATCGTGCTATTATTTACAATTATATGAGCTAAAGGAAAAATTGTTTGTTTAGATAAATCAACTGCAAATATATCGCCTTCAGTAACCGTATTTATAAACGCATCGTTATCGAAATGTCCTTTTAAAGTGTCAAGTAAATTATAATAATTACCCATGTCTCATTTTTCTTTTTAATTCGTTATTCTCTATTTCAGTTCTTTGTCTTTCGTAAGTAAGGTAGGTAAGGCACTTGCGTATTCCCAATTTGGTAACTTCATCAAACTTTGTAACATCTCCTTTAGCGAGTGCATAGATTGAATTATACCATCCCCATTGTTTGTTGAACTGAGCCCGCTCTGAATAGTCGCTTGTAGTTCCTTGTTCTTCGTCATCTCCTGCTCCAAAGAGGTAAGCGTAGCTTGAACTAAGTCGTTTCCTAAACGATAAAAAAAAACCGATGCCGACATTGCAATATCCAAAGGGGCGTATTTCATTAACTCAGCAAATTCATCCGTTCCTGAGTAACCCATTATTTCATACGTGCCTTGTTTCGTCTTTTTGGTTATCGGTCTGTATAAAACTGCCATTGCTTTGTGGAATGTTTCAACCTTGCCTATATTGTGGTCTAAGTCTACATACTCACCGAAACTCATATCCTCGAGATTAGGTATAAACCCGAATTCAATGTCTTTAATTTTAAACGTTGTTTTGAACTCCGTCTTTTGCTGAAATAACCCGTTAAAATGATTTGCTAATCCTACGACATCACTCCATTTAAT